CAGAACACTGGGATTAAGGGCGATGAAGAGGTGTTCAACGCTGTGAACCATGCGTTATTTGCATATGACGCAGGGCAAAACCCATTAAGTTCTATTGGCGCTCAAGCTAAGGAGCTCTATCAAGGGCTTAACAGGAAAATGGGTGGATCGGACCCTCGATCCGAGTACCTTGATTACTTCAACAACAAATTTGGTTTTAACTTAGCGAAGCAAGGGCTGTCTAGACAAGAGGCTAAAAATGCTATTATGGATACTTTAGGCAACATCAATAACCAAGGCACACGGGGAAGGATGACTAGGGGTGAGCCTATAAAAGCAGGAGTAGACCTTTTAACTAACGTCCAAGATGCTAAGTACCCTTGGGAATAACCAGAGTGTATAATCCCTGCACTCACAAATAGGACAAAGTCATGCCTGTAGATAAAGTCGTAAATCTGGCCCCAGTAACTGACATCATGGAAATGATGGGTGAAGAAGAGCCGGATATTGAAATCGTCCTTGAAGATGATGGCAGCGCCGTTATTGAGGTTAACGAGGAAAACGACGTTGAGTTTTACAGTAACCTTGCTGAGGTTATCGATCAGGACGAGCTAAACAATATTTCCTCTGATCTACTTGCCTTATTCGACGCAGACAAGGCTTCTAGGCAGGACTGGGAGCAGATGTACGCTAAAGGAATGGACTTGCTAGGTCTTAAAATTGAAGACCGCACGCGACCGTTCCGTGGCGCAGCAGGCGCTGTCCACCCAATGCTGACAGAGGCCGTTGTCCAGTTTCAGTCGCAAGCGTTTAAAGAGCTCATGCCTGCGGGTGGCCCTGTCCGTACTGAGACGTTGGGCAAGGAAACTATCGATAAGGTCCAACAGGCTTCGCGCGTGCAGGACTTTATGAACTATCAAATCACGTCGGTGATGAAAGAATACACGCCGGAGTTCGATCAATTACTATTTTACGTTGGATACGGCGGTTCTGCATTTAAGAAGGTTTATTATGATGAACAACTGGGCCGCATGGTTAGTCGTTTGGTCCTTCCTGACGATCTTTATATTCCTTACAGCGGGTCGAGTGTCATTTCTCAGTGCCCAAGAATTACCCATCGTATATCTATGGACTCAAATGAGTTCAGAAAGCGCGTTGTTGCAGGTGAATACCTCGACGTAGCAGTCGACCCAGAGAATGACCCTGTTGGCGGGGATCAGATTAGGTACGCAATAGACCGAGTTACGGGTTTAACTTCAAGCGGCGAGCCTGAAGAAGTCTTTTTGCTAGAGTTTCAGGTTGATTTGGACCTTCTTGGCTTTGAGGATGTGGACGAAAAGAACAAGGAGACAGGAATTAAGCTGCCTTACGTTGTTACGATTGACGAAAACAGCGGACAAGTGGTTGGAGTACGAAGAAATTGGTTAGAAGATGACGAATACAAGTGTCGTCGTGAATATTTTGTGCATTATGTGTTGATTGAAGGTCCCGGCGCTTACGGTTTAGGTTTTGTCCACTTGATCGGCGGCCTAAGTAAGACTGCAACAGCCGCTTTGCGTCAACTTCTTGACGCAGGCACGCTATCCAACCTTCCTGCGGGCTTCAAAGCAAAAGGCGCACGGATTGCTGACGATGATAACCCCATTCAGCCGGGCGAATGGCGGGATATTGACGCCGGTGGCGCCGAGTTAAGCGGTTCACTGCTGCCTCTGCCCTACAAAGAGCCAAGCCAGACGCTATTTACGCTTCTAGGCTTTACCGTAGACGCCGGAAAGCGCCTAGCAAGCACTGCAGACATGCAGATAGGGGATTCTAACCAACAGGCTGCTGTAGGCACTACGCTTGCGCTGTTGGAACGCGGTTCAATGGTGACCTCTGCCATACACAAGCGCCTTTACTACGCTCAGACGCAAGAATTTGAGATGTTAGCGGCAGGATTCGGGCAATTCTTACCTGATGAATACCCGTATGACGTTCCCGGCGCTTCTCGTTGCATAAAACGCGATGATTTCAGCCATATGGTCGCAATATTGCCTATCGCCGACCCGAACGTGTTTTCTGCGGCCCAAAGGATTACTCTTGCACAGGCTCAACTGCAGTTGGCTCAAAGTGCGCCGCAAATGCACAATATGTACGAGGCTTACCATCGCGTCTATCAGGCCATGAATGTTCGAGACATTGACGGCATCCTGAAGATGGAAACTAACCAGTTACCTAAGGACCCTGCAAGCGAGAACGCGGACGCGGCGGACAACAAGTCGCTGAAGGCTTTTGCCGGTCAGCAGCACGACGCGCATATTGCAGCTCACCTGATGATGGGCCTGTCGCCTCTTATGCAGGCTAATCCCTTGGGATCATCAGAACTCCAAAAGCATGTTTTAGACCATGTACGGTTAAAGGCAGAGGAAGCCGCAGAAGCAGAGCTGTTTATCGAGTATGGGTCAGACCCAGACAACATGGTTTCTGACTTGCAACGTGAGGCAATGATTTCGATCAAAGTAGCCGAAGGCATGATGGAAATGAAAAACGTCCAAAGTCAGCTTTCAGGAGAGGGAACAGGCGAAGACCCAGTAGTGGCCCTGAAAGCTAGGGAGCTAGAGCAGCGCGCTGCTAAGGACCAAGCGGACATAGCGATCAAGCAGGAAGGCGTTAAGCTTGATCAGGCTAGAATTGTCCAGAACGCTGAAGCCAACCAAGCTCGAATAGAATCTCAGCAGAAGATAGCTCAAGAAAGGGCGAATGTTGCTAGAGAAAGAATCAATGCTCCTAAACAAGGAGGAAGGTAATGCCACTTAAACCGGGCTCTAGTAGTAAAACAATTGGTAAAAATATCAGTGAATTAGTTGGAACTTACGAAAAAAAGGGTAAAATAGGCGCCAGTAAACCTAAGAGCAAATCTGCAGCCCAAAAACAAGCTGTAGCAATTGCACTGAATACTGCCGGTAAATCGAAAAAGATGAAATCCGGTGGAGTAGTACGGACCGTTAAAAAACGTGACGGGAACCGCCCAGTAAAGATTTACTAAGTATGCCCCCAGACGGTGGCTTTAAACTGTCTGCTCTCATGGAAAAACGACCATGCTTGAATTCGCTGAAAGCGTATTGAAAGAAGTCAGGAAGTTACAGGAAGACTCCGAGGCATTAGTGCTTAATGGCACTATTACCGACATGGAACGCTACCGTTTTCTTATGGGCCGTCTGGAAGGCATAAAGCTTGTGGATCAAATTGTCCGAGATAAATTGGACAAGCATTCAGAAGAATTTTAACCCACCAGAGAGACTTATATGGAAGCTGAAAAGAAACTTACGCCTTTAGAGGAAAAGTGGAAGTCTGAGGCTGAAGACAACGCAGCCAAAAGCACCAAGCTAACCCTTGACGATGCGTATACCGAAGAAGGGAAAGTTGCCGAACACGGCCTTTCCGACTCTGTTTTAGACCTTATTCCGCAACCCACTGGATGGCGACTAGCCATTTTGCCTTATCGTGGCGCTAAAACCACTAAAGGTGGAATTGTGCTTGCGGATGAGACCCGTCAACGAACACAACTGGCGACTAATGTCGGGTACGTGTTGAAGGTAGGTGACCTATCTTACGCTGACGAGTCTAAGTTTCCCCACGGTCCTTGGTGCAAGGAAGGTGACTGGGTAATTTTTGGTCGATACGCAGGTTCTCGGATTCAGATAGATGGTGGCGAGATTCGTTTACTAAACGATGATGAAATCTTGGGGATAGTAAATGACCCTGAAGATATTCTACACATGTAAGGAGACGTTTGATGAGTGAACCAATGAACGAAGAGCTAGACTTTAATGTTGGCGAAGACGAGCAGGAAGCCACCGTTGAAATGAATGACGACGGCTCCGATGCTAAGTTAGCGGTTGAAGAACCCCCTGCTGTTGAGGAGGCTCCCGCTAAACAGGCTGCTCCTGCAGAAGAAGAGCTAGACGACTATTCGGGTAAGGTTAAAAAACGAATAGACAAGCTTACTGCTCGTTTAAGAGAGACGCAGCGTCGTGAAGAGGCCGCACTTGAGTACGCCCGTAACGTAAGGCAGCAAAACGAAGAGCTCGAGCAGCGGTACCAGAAGACGGACACGGAAAGGCTGCAAGAGGCCCAAGGCCGTGTTGACAGTCACGTAATTGCGCTAAAACAGGTTATTAGAAAGGCCCGTGAAGAGGGTGACATAGATACCGAGACGGAAGCTCAACAGCGTCTTACCTCTATGGTCTGGGAGCAAAACCGTTTAAATGAGACGACAAACCAACGCCGTCAAGAAGCGGAGGCACCTAAAAAGCCCGCTGAACAGCCTGAAATATTGCGCCCAAGAATGCCAGAGCCTGATTTAAAGGCGGAAGACTGGGCCGAAAAGAATACTTGGTTTGGTACAAATACGGTGATGACCCACACAGTTCGGGGAATTCACATGGACTTGGTTCAAAAAGAAGGGTTTGACCCAAGCTCCGACGAGTACTATAGTGAGATCGACCGTAGGATGAGCCAGATATTTCCTAGTGAATATGGCACTGCGCCTACGCAACAAAACAACAGGACTAACCGACCCGTGCAAACGGTAGCCCCTGCAACCCGATCTTCGGGAGTAAACAACTCAGCACGCCGCTCTGTAAGGTTGAGTCCGAGTCAGGTTGCGATAGCAAAAAAACTTGGGGTTCCACTTGAAGAATATGCCAAATACGTTAAGGAGTGATTTAAATGAGCGATAGTAACGTGCCAAAACTCAATCGCAGTGCCCGTGATTCGGATACCCGTGAGACCACTACGCGCCGCAAGCCTTGGGCACCTCCTTCGCGACTAGACGCGCCTCCTGCGCCTCCGGGCTATAAGCACCGTTGGATCAGGGCTGAATCGGGCGGGGTAGACGACCGCACTAACATTGC